GCGCGAGGTAGGCCTTGGTGTGCAGCATGTACCCTGGCGCCCCAAGCCCGTGCGGCTCCGTCGCAACCACCTCGAAGCGCTCGCCGTCCACGTCCACGAGGTCAGACAGTCGCGAAGACTGCTCGTTTGCCGTGTAGATGGTAGCCTGCGTGAACAGCACGCGCGTCACCGACTCCGACAGTCCGCGCTCTTCGAGGATGCGACGGTCGGCGCGCGTGGGCGGCTGAAACGAGCCGAGGATCTCAGACGTCGTCTCGACGATGGCGCCGTCGCGAAAGTCGACTCGCTCACCCACCGTGCGGGTGATCAAGTCGACCGGCCTTGTGTACGGAACCATCATCGCGGCAACCTGTTGCGGTTCACGATGTCGAAGCGGATCGACTGGTAGATTTGGCCACTGTCCAAGACTGGCGTGTCCGGCATGGCACCGGGCACGACACGTCCCTGCGAGGCGTAGTATTCCGCGCGACGCTTGCGGTTGTAGATCGTGCGGCTCGCCAACGGAGGGGACAACACCTTGATGATGCGCGACTTGACCCGCTCGGCTTGCTGCCTGCCAAGTTCTGCCAAGCCGACGTTGCCTGACGCGCCCTGCATCGCTTCACCGAGGGCAAACGACATCTGGCGCACGTTGAGCTCGACCGCACTGTCGAAGGCCGGCCCGATGAATGGACGCGCAGGGCTGATGTTCCTGTCTCCCGCCAGCTTGCCGCCATACTCGTGAATGGCTGCGAGCCGCGCCGTGTTGATGAACCCAACCGGCGTGCGCGCTCCCTCTCCGAACACCGGGTGCGGACCTGCGTCACGTTGGATGCCGACAAGCACCACGAGCCGACAGTGCGCGCGAGCGTTGCGGAGTGCGCGGTCCATCTCGTCGCCCTTCGGCATCGTGAACTCGAACTTCATGGCGGCACCCCAAGGAAGCGAGTGAACGGACGCTTCGTGGCAACCAGGCGAAGGTACTGCTGGCCCCAACTTGTCGAGTTCATGCCGTCGCGGTCCTGCTCGATGAAGCCGAACATCTGCGACCACTCCCCGACCTTGGAGTGCGTGGTCGGTCCTGCCGCTCCTGTGACGCCGCGTTGCCACACCGTAACCAAGTGCAACGCGTAGTAGATGCACGCCGTCTCGTAGAGCGACGGACCCCAGGCGCTGACTTTGTTGACCCTTGCCGCCTGCTCCAGTGCAAGATTGCACGTCGCATCCGGCACTGCGGCAAACGCAGGCGCCATCATGCGGAGCTGGGACAGGGTCGACATGGTCAGCCCTCCTCGACCGGCGAGGGCGGCGCAGCCTTGGGCGGCTTTGCTGCGGCAGCCGCCTTGCGCTTGAGGTGTTCTTCCTTCGACAGCATGGGCTCATGCGCCGGAGCGTTGTGCTGCGCGTCGGTGGTCACCAGCGCTTGGCGTGCGGCGACCGCTTCCCCCCACTTGCGCGTCAGGAAGATGTGGGCAGCGTCGGCGTCAGGCACATACACCGCCTTGGGACCGCCGAGCACGTACTCCCGATCCGCGACGACGAACGTGTGCCTTTCATGGTTCCAGGTGATGTACATGGTCAGTACTTGGGTGGTGCGGTGGGCTTCTGGCCGGGCCGCGATGAGACAGAGACGCGATGCACGTCTGCCACCGACGGGAGCGGGTCTTGATCGGGATCTTTCACGACCGGCGGCTGCAACGCCTTCCAGTCGACGTCTCGCCCCGACACGTCGTCGATGAGGCGGGCATCGCGCAGACGGGTCACAAGCCGCGAGCCTCGCAGCACCGCGAAGTCCTCGTCGCTCACGACGTTTCGCCCCGGTTGCAGCACGATGAAGCGCTGCTCGTACGTGGCGCGCTCGTCCTGCGTTCGCTCAACGAGCAGCGGCCCCGGTTGCTTGAGTTCGATTGTCTTTGGCATCGTGTCACCCGGCTGAAGGTGGGTTGTTGAGGACCAGAGAATCTAGTCCCTCTACCCTATGTCAAAACGACAGACGCCCGACCCCTGTGCAGCCTGGATCGGGCGTCTCTGAAAGCGGGAATGACGCTCTCAGTACTGGCACTCTCCGATCACCAGAAGACGCGGGTACTTGGTGTCGAACGCGCCGTGAGTCGCGTACAGCGTGGTGCTGTACTTGATGCGCCGGATCTCGAGCGGGGTGCTCCGGATGCCGCCAACCTCGATGGTGTACGCGGCGCCCTCGATGCTGCCCTTCTCAGGGAGCAGGATCAGGTAGTCGCGACCCGAGTCACCGTTGACGCCCGTGCAGAAGAACTCGTGCTGGCAATCCACGATGTTCTTGTTGTTCTCCTGGATGTACCGCCACACCGACGTCGTCGGGTACGTGGTCGAGTACGTGGTCTGCATGAGCAACTGCTTGATGCGCACCGAGGTGTGAAGCACGTACCGCGACCCCTGCTCAAAGAGGTTCTGGTTGAGCTCCATGATGGTGTTGATCAGCGACAGCACCGCTGAGGCCATCTGCGCGCCGGTCTTCGACGAGAAGTTGCCGGAGATGTCCACGCGCGGAATGGTCGGCAGCGTGAGCAGGCCGAACATGTCGGGGATCGGCGCCTCGTCCATGGTCGGCCCAAAGATGTTGCCCTCACCCATGCGGCGGTAGATCGCCTCACGGGCCAGCATCATCTTGGTGCCGATGATGTCGAGGTTGGCGGCACGACCCATGGCGACCGCCGCAGCGCGAGCCTCGAGCTCCTGGAGGTTCCACGCCGCGTCGAACGGGACGTCCTCGAGGGCGCCCTGGTCGATGCTGAACACCATGGTGCCCGACTGCACATCGTCAGACAGGCCCTTCCAGCCGTAGCGGGCGCGGCCCTGTCCCTCGAACACTTCGCGCTTCCAGACCTTGACGCCCTGCGCGATGCCGCCGTCGGTGATCGGGAAGATCTCGCGTCCCCGGTTGGGCTGCGGCTTGCGCTCAAGCATCTGCGGCATGAACTGCGTCAACTGGTCGACGCCGAGCCCGATGGTCGCTTCGTCAGCACGAGTGCCGGGACGCGCAAACTGCGCGAGGTCGCCCTGGTTCCCGATGGCCGTGCCAAGCTTGCGGGCAAGGTCGAGGGCCAGATCGGTGAGCCCCGCGGACGGGGCCGGCGACCGGTGATTGATGGTGGGAAGCTGGTCCATTGTGACGTCTCCTCTGGGTTACGCGAAGTCGAGCTGAACGACGCCTCGCGACGTCGAGGTGATGTCGGGCGCGGGCATCCACCGTGCGAAGAAGGTGGGAACCGGGATGTACGACGACGAGGGAGCCGTGCTGAACAGGGCGCCCGTGCCGGCGACTCGGACGCAGACCGGGTTGGTCAGCGCGGGGGTCGCCGCCGTCTCGACGATGATCTGGCCTTCGCGGTAGTAGGTGAACCGCTGACCACCGAGAATCTTGGTGACCTTGGTGTTGGAGTCCGTGGCCGTGGCCACGACCGAGCCGTCATCCGACGCCGAGATGCCGACCATGAGCGCGGCCAGCGTGGTGCCGGTGTACGCCGCAACCGCGATGTTGGCGTTGATGCCCACGAGGAAGTCGAAGCCAGCCACCTCTGCGGTGAGCGTCAGCGTCGTGTCGTCTTCGGTCGCCAGGACGGTGTCTGCCGGCATGACCGCGTTGACCGACGCCGCCAGACCCTCGACGATCTCCTTGACCGTCGCGCTGCCGTCTGAGGTGTAGGCCGCCGTATAGATGCGCTCGACATACGTGTTCGGGTGAAGGGTGATGTTCACCTCGTACAGCGTGCTGTTGACCGCCGTCGGGGTCAGGATGGCCGCCTTGGCCGTGAACCCAGCCGCCGCCGCCTGTCCGCAGAGGAACCCCGCACCGTTGGGGATCTTGACGATGGCCGCACCGAAGTCGATGTCGTCGCCCACGTCCTGCGCCGCGCCGTCTGCGACCGTCAGCTTGGTGTCGGTCGAAGCAAGGTAGAACACCTGCGAGACCTGCCGGCTGGTCAGCGTGACCGTGCCCGAGGCGTTGACCGCCGACACCGCAGCGTTTGCGAGCGCGTTGGCCTCGATGGCCGCGACGATTGCGTCTCCGGTCAGGGTCGCAGTCGACCCGCCCGTGGCCGTCAGGGTGACGCCGTCGATGCTCCAGGTGTAGGTCGCAGCGTTGGTGTTGGTGGAGACGGTGAGCGTCTTCGTCTGCACAACCTGCCCGATGGAGGCGATGCCGGTCGCAGCGAGGAAGTCATCGTTGAGGTAGCGAGCGCCGGGCCCCTTCTTGGCGTAGAAGGGGTTGGTCGTGCTCAGGGGGATCGAGCCGGTACGGGACATGGACTGCTCCTCAGTTGGGAGTGGACGAGGCGAGGTTGGCGCCTGCGGCGATCTGCGCTTCGCGCTGCCGCAGGGCTTCAAGGGTGACCACTGCCGGCACATTCGGCCCCGGCACGTTCACGGAGTCGGCGCGACGAGCACCGTTGGCGCCTTCTGCTGCGCGCAGCGCGTCGTAGGCACTGTGGCGCGGCGGGTTGGCCACCAGCAGCCGCTTGGCCGCGGCGTACATGCCGTCGAGCCGGTCGCCCGTGGCAGCGCGAAGCTCGTCGTCGACCGAGTCGGCGCGGTAGCTCTTGGCCACCACCGAGCGCTTGATGTCATCCACCGACAGCACCTCGCCCTTGGCGTCGGTGACCGGAACGTGGTTGGCTTGCGCGAACTGAATGACGTCGAGGGCGCTCTTGACGCGGGCCGACACCTTGTCATCCGCAGCGTCGGCGCGCACCGCGTCAAGCTGCTTGGTGACCGCAGCCACCTCGCCGTACAGACGCTCGACGTCAGCCTGAGCTGAGTCGGCGCGGGCAATCTGCGCCTCGACGAGCGCAGCCGCAGAGGCTTCGAGCTCGAGCTCGGCCCCGTCGGGGAACTTCACCTTCTTGAGATCCATCTTCTGCTCCTGATGGGGAGGGACAACCCCTCGATGCTGGACCAACTCTGCATCGGCAGCGTCGGCCCGAAGGTGCGCACCAGCCGCTCGACCCTGCTCGACAATGGCGATGTGGTTGTAGCGGCGCGACACCTGCTCGTACTGGCCACCAGCCCCTCCTGTAAGCGGGCGAACGGTGGCCATGTAGCCGAGTGACAGCATGCGCGGGCCGTTTGGCGCCTTGATCGCCTTGATCGTCTCGGCGTCACGCACCACGATGCGGACCTTGGTGCGACCGTCGGGCAACGACGAGGCGTCCACCGTGTCCCCGCGCACGACCGAGGCATAGTTCTCCGGCGTCACCACCGGCACCGGCGACGGGTGTTTCAGCGTGACGGGCAAGCGCGCTACCTGCGGCGCCGCTGCCTCAAGGGTGCGCGCAGAGACGTACTCAACGACAGTTGAGCCGTCCGCTCGCCGGTAGGTCAGTTCCCCAGGCGCAGCCGCGATCCCCTCAAGCACGAGGAACCCGTCGTGCGTGACCGTTGGCGACCCGCACTCCTCAAGCGCATCGAACCTCGCCTCTTCGACCTCCGCTAGGACCGTCGAGGATGGCTCAGGAGACGCGGGCAGAGGTTCTGTGTAGGGGTGCATAGGGCCGCGCCATAGTTCCATGCTAGCGCGCACGCAAGCACTATCTTCGCAGTCTCTTGCGGACCCGGTTGTAGCTCCAGATCTGCCCGGCGATGGTCTTTCGCTCGAACTTGCGCTCCGGCTCCGCGATCTCGACCTCTGGCAGGTAGACGTCCAGTAGGGTGGTCTGCTCGCGCATCGGCTCTGGGCCGTCTGGCTTGGGAGGGATGAACTTGTGGATGACGTCCTTGATCTTGACGTTCAGCTTGCCGTCTTTGCGCGCTACCTCCTCCCTGCCCTTGCGCTGCCAGGGCCTGTACCGCGACATCATCGACGCACCGCCGACAGGTCGAGCGACCGACCCTGTGAGAAGTTGATGGTGCGACGCTGACCCACCTTGCTTGCTGCCGGCGCTGCACCTTCCTTCTTGGAGAGCTGCAAGCCCGCGAGCTCGGCTACACCCCACACGAGCGCGTCCATCCGGTCGGGGCTCTTCTCCTCAGGCGTCCACGTCGTCATCTGTTGGAACAGTTCTGACCAGTTGGGGTAGCGCTCGCCGGCAACCGCTGGGTGGATGAGGTGGTGGATCACGCCCTGCTCGTACATGCCCGCGATGGGCTCGGCGCGCGTCACCTTGCCCACCGACGCTCGCTTCTTGATGACGCGAACCATGGGGTCGAAGGCGTGAAGCAGCGCTGGAATCCAGTCTCCTCCGTTGTTGAGCTCGACCACTACCGCGTCTGCACGGAAGCGCCGGTAGGCTCCGACGATCTCGCGAACGACGCTTCCATCTTGGATGCCAAAGTCGCCGCTGCGGTCGTCGAGGACGTAGACGTGGCCATCGTTGCCAAGGCACATGACGACGATGCCAGTCTCCGCGCGGTCATCTGCGTTGGCGCCTGCGACTGACGGATCGACGGCTACCACGGTGCGAGCGATGCGGAACTCATCTGTGCGCTTTCGCCCGCGTGTGTCGAACGTCACAGTCTTGGGGAACGTGTCGACGAGGCAAGCGTCAATCGTCTTCTGCGACCAGAGCGCCCCAACCACGTCGTCGAGCAGTTCTGCGTTGAGCTCCTGCCGGCCCAGTCGGGTGCCGGCGTACTTGCGCTCCATGAACTCAAGGTAGCTGGGCGCCAGGTTGCCGCTGTTGCGGTTGGTGCTGCCGCGGACCCGAACGGTCAGCGGGTCGTCGATGATGGCGCGCATGACCGGCACCGGTCTCGGTGTCGTGGTGACAAGCGCTCGAGGCCGACCGGGCGCACGCAGCGAGAACTGAAGCTGGTCCCATACCTGCGACGGGAACGCGAACTTGGGCAGCTCGTCCACCCACGCCCACAGGAAGTTGGGGCCTCGCAGCTTGTCGGCCTTGGCTCCTGAGTAGCACATCGCCGTAGCGCCGTTCGGCCATACCAACTGTCCTGCGGCGCCGAGTCCAGGGTTCCACTCTGGGCGGAAGTCGGGCGGGCAGTTGACGAGGATGCCTGACGGACCCTCGACCATGATGCTTCGCACCTCGTCTGGCGACGAGCCGATGAGCGCCCCAAGGGCCTTGGGGAACTTGCGCGCTTGCTCGATGGACCACTCCGCGCCAGTCTTCGTCTTGCCCCAGCCACGACCGCACTGGGTGATCCACGTTCGCCACGGCACCTCGCCCCACTCGTACTGCGCCCCCCTGACGTCGAGCGCTCGCATCTTGAACGTCAACTTCTGCGAGGCGTCGAGCGGTCGTGCCGGCGTGAGAATGACGGTGGAGCCTCGCAGCACCGCAAGCACGGCAGACGATCCGCCTGGGGCTGTGGCGTTGGCCTTGATGCTCAGGAACAAGCAGCGCGCAAGCGTCTCCGTGCTGGCATCTTCCGACATGACCGTGCCTGACCATGCCTGCCGGCGTCGGCCCTCTATGGCCAACTCCCACTCAAACGACGCGGCGTTCGACGAGGTGATGATGACCTCCCAAAGCTGCGGCTCCACCTGCTCAGGTCGCGCATGGAACGCGCGCCACGACCGCGCCAACGCCTTGCGCTGCTCCGGCTTCAACGCCGCAAGGATGCGCTCGACCTCCTCGTTGGTCGCCGTCGCCAGAATCTCCTTGAAGGACGGCTCAGGGTTGACCGGCAGGTCGATGCACATTCAACCCTCCTGCTGCCGCACTCCGAACGCAGGTCGCGCTCGATGATGCTCTGGCGCGCAAGCAGTGCCGGCCACGACGAACGCGGACACCGACAGCATGCGCAGTGCGGGGCAGACCGGGTCGTTGATGTGCCCCGCCTCAACCATGCGCGCCCAGAGGCGGGCTTGCCTCATGACGAGCCGGTTGTCCTCTACGCGGCTGAGCACCAACGTGTTCGACAAGTCGGGGGTAGTGGCCTGGGTCGTCACGAGTCGTCCTCCACGAAGGCCGCCAAGTACGCCAACAACACGGCAACCTCTGCCCGCGTCATCCACCGCAACGTCTCGACTACCAAGGGCCGGGGACTCGGCGTCTTCCGCTTCAGCCACGACCCAAGCGTCTCTGTCGCCGGCACGCGACCGTCTGCCTTGTCTCGGTATGCTGCACCCTTCAACTCCATGACGGACTCCTGCTCGACGGACAACCGCCCCGCGGCGCAAAGTAGCACGACCCAAGCCGAACGCAACATGCCCAAAAGCACAAGGCCACGCAGCACGAGTAGGGAGCGGTGCGTGGCCTTGGGGATCAACGCGCAAAGAACGGTGACTGCGCGGCGCCCGGTGATGGTTGGCATGCCCGATGCCAAAGGGCGCTGATCCAAACTCGATCTAGAACGCGAAGGTCAGTTGATCAACATCGGCTTCTGCCGGCGCGTCGGTGGTCGGGGTCACGGCCTCGATTCGGGCGCGGGCGATCTCGACGTACTCCGCCTCGCGCTCGATGCCGATGAACCGGAGGCCTTCGAGGACCGCGCCCTTTCCGGTGGAGCCCGACCCCATGAACGGGTCGAGCACGATGCCGCCGAGGGGCGTGACGAGGCGGCACAGGTAGCGCATCAGGTCGGTCGGCTTGACCGTTGGGTGATGGTTGCGTCGCGGGGACATCGAGACAAAAGAAAAATCGTCGTGGCCGCATTGGGGCCTGCGTGTCTGTGGGTCACAAAAAGTGTCTCCGCAGACGTTGCATTTCCGAACCCAAGCAGACTGGTCTGCACGATCTCGTTCCTCCAGCCCCTCGCACCCCTCATCCCGATCCCGCTTGCTCGCCTTGGCGCAGTAGAAGAACCGGGCGGCGCTGCCGGAGTCGCCCATTGATCGCGCCTCTTGGTTGTTCCCAAGAAAGGCGCCATACGCGTTGTCGGAGCCCTTTGATAGCTTCCCGCCGGCCGGGAAGTTTCCGCCGGCCGCCTGCGGAAACAACCCCACCACCTCCTCGCTGCCGTCGGGTATCAGGTTGGCGGGCCAGCGGCCGGAATCGCTCCCGCCAACCGGAGAACGCCGCACGCTCGCCCAACCAGACGCGCTCTCGCTATCGCCTCGCGCTCGGATTGTCGATTCCGTCCCCACCCTGCACCCATCGACGTTGATCGCCCCGGTGCCGTGCGTCAGCACGTTGGCGGCCACGGTGCCGGCCAGCGGCTTGCGGGCCACCGTGATCGGCTCCATCGCGGGTTTGAGGGCGGTGCCCCAGCCGGCCCACTGTTGGGCCTCGGGGGTGGCGGGGGCGGTGAGGTCGTATTCAGGCTTTAGAGAGTTTTCCGCCCTGCCCTGTGCAGTGCCATTCCACGCTGGATTCTGCTTGCCCGTGCCAGCCGCTCTCCCCACCACCTCCCTCTCTGCCCCCGCCGCCTTGTCAATCGCCTTCGACACATCCAGCGACTTCGGGAACCCCGACCCGTAAACCCAAGCGATCATGTCCCGAATCTCGAAGCCCGCATCCTCAATCCGCACCGCCATCCGGTGCTGCGTGCGGGTGCCAGCAAACGCCAGCAGGTGCCCGCCTGGCTTCAGCACCCGCAGGCATTCGGCCCACACCTCAACGCTGGGCACGTCGTAATCCCACTTCTTGCCCATGAAGGCGAGGCCATAGGGCGGGTCCGTAACCACCGCATCGACGCTGCAATCCGGCAGGGTGCGCAGCACGTCCAGGCAATCCCCGTGGCGAAGGTCAATCCGCATCGGCGTCTCCATTCAGCTCGCGCAACGCCCGCTGGCATCGCAGGCGATAGTCTACCATCTCCAACAGAACGCTCCGATAGGCCGCCTGGGCGCGCTCCAACGCGTGGCGCAGGGCGGCGTTTTCAGCCTCCAGTCGCGCGACACGGCGAAGCATAGATGCGGAGGATCGATTCTTGGGCTTGTCGGTCACGGCTCGTCTCCGGTCATCTGCGCCCACTCGTCAGGACGCACCCACTTCGGGTGGACGCGACCGAGCGGCGCACGCGGATTGAACCGAATCACGCAAAACGCTCGATGCGGCTCGGCGTTGACCATCTCGCCGCGAACCACGCTCTGGTCTGGCTGGATCACGATCACAGGACCGCGATAGGTCGACCATTCTGAAACCCACTTGTCGATCACGGCTGCACCTCGTCGTTTTCCAGCCCGACGAGCCGACGCGCCTCACGCCGAGCAGCGTTTGCGCTACTCCACCCGCAGGTGCAGGCGTGTTCGTCTCCCGCTCGCGTCGCGCAGTAGGGCTCACACGTCCTAAATGGCCACCAGACGATAGCCTCCCGCAGCCGTCGCAGGCGGTCAAGCTCAGGCCACGTCTCCACAGCCTCTCGCAGTGCGGCACAATCTAGCGGCTTTCCCATCACAGCTCCTCCGGTACTCACGGCGCGGCCTCCACCTTTGTCATGCGGAAACCGGGCAGCCAACTGGAAACCCTCGCGCCGTTTTCTTCGAGGTCAGCGTTGAGCGGATCGCCATCGTCCACGCGGGCCTCGGTCTTCTCGATGGCCCGGACCGTGCC